GTCACTGCCCCCTCCCTCTGTTTGATAGGGGTGCCCCTGCTGTGAGAGGGGTGGGTGTCTGTGGTGGGTACCCCCTTGCTGTAGACCCACCCCCTCCTTGCTGTGGCCTACCCCACTGCTTTGCATGCACCACCCGGGCTTGCGCTCTAATGGTATGTCGACATACACTAGAGCCATCGGAACGGACAGAAAGGAACCGATCATGGAAATCACCACCAGCCACTACACCGAGGACGACCTCCCCGGCACCCCGGTACTCCATGATCGACGACGGCGAGGAGGTCGGCTACCTCATCGCCCACACCACTGGCCTCATCCTCAACGTCGAGGTCGACGAGGACCGTCAGGGTGAGGGCATCGCCCGCGCGCTCTTCGAGTACGCCGACGACGCCCAGGGCCTCTACCACATCCCCGCCTGGGGTCGCACCGAGGACGGCAACCGCTTCGCCAACACCATGGGCGGTGACACCATGGATGACGAGCAGGCCGCCGCCATCGTCGGCATGGACCTCAGCATCTACGACGTCGACTGACATCCCCCAGAAAGGAACCTCGAAATGACCCCCGTCACTGTTGCAGCGAGCTACCTGATCCGCCACTTCGGCAACGCCGTCACTATCCAGGACAACCCTGGTGGGCGCGGCCAGGCCGTGGAGGTCCATTGGGCTGGCGGCCTCGCCACGATCCACCCCATCCCGGGCGCGATGTACCGCGTGAACTGCGCTCTCGCCTACGAGGACACCACCCTCCTCAACCTCCCTGGCGTGGTGGAGCGCATGATCGCTACCGCCGTCGCCAACGCCAACTGAACACCCCTATCGCCCGCCCCTTCGGGGGTGGGCACCCCCAGAAAGGAAACCCCCATGAGCACCATTGCTGAGCGCGTCGCTACCGCACTGTCAGAGGAGACCGGAGTCCCCATCGAGAGCATCACTGTCGCCCGTGACGGCGCATGGTGGGAGGCCGAGTGTGACGGTGTCCGTGTCGCCGCTCGCCGCAGGGGCGCGATCGTCGAGGCCAAGGCTGCGGGCTACCCGCACGGGTGCCTGCGCTTCCCGGACAGCACTCGTGTCGACGCCCTGCGGGGCAGTATCGCCATGGCTCGCCGCATGGCCCAGTCCTGCGCCGATCACTACGCCTCGCGCGCCTGAACTGAAAAACTGCCCGGCCCTCGATTGCGGGGGCTGGGCCTGACCTAGAAGGAGTAATGATGAGTGCCGAGACGAAGCGGGCGTTGGAGGATGCTTTGGTCGCACACCTGGCAGATGAGAAGCCTGGCGACATGCTGGGGTCCTGGCTGGTGCTGACGCAGGTGGAGTCGATGGACTACGTCGAGCGTGAGGTGGATGCCTATGAGGTGTTCATGAGGGGCAATACTTTCACCATGATAGGCATCGCAGATGCCTGGAAGTATTCGCTTCTGGAGAGTCAGGGAGGACGTTGTGAGCACGAGTGAGCGTCCGAGTCTGCTGGAGTTGGATCGGCTGCGTTGTGAGGTGGAGGCGGTTCGTGAGGCGCTGGAGGAGGTTGAGGATCGGCGTCGGGCTGCGGCGGTTGCTGCGGTGCGGGGTGGTGCGTCGAAGGCGTCGGTGGCGCTGGCTGTGGGGGTGACTCGGCAGACGTTGGATCGCTGGCTGGGTGTGTGGCAGCGCACATCCTGATGACTTGACCCCATTGGGTATGCGGGCATACACTTGAGCCATCGGGAACGAAGAAAGGAACCCCAAAATGAACACCATCCGCAAGGCCTTCAACACCATCAAGAGCGCCGACTACGCCGCCGCCGGACAGATCAAGGTCACCGACCTCGTGGATGGTGTGATCGCCGTCGGCCCGCGCGGCCAGTACGTCCAGGAGAGCGACAGCCTCGGCCTCATCATCAACGGCCACGTTGCCGCCGGGCCGGATGAGGAGCCTACCGATGTCGCCGTCCGCTTCGCCGTCGTCGCCCTCCTCGGCTACGACCCCGAGACCGCCGACTGACCCGCCTACCAGCCCGGATGGTCGCAGCGGGGGTTCGACTCCCCCGCCGGGCGCGACCCACCCGAACACCCCACGGAAGGAACCAACCATGGCCGCCAACGCCACTCCCAAGCAGGTCGCCTACGCCCTCCACCTCCTCGATGAGGCCGGCTATGACACCCGGCACATGAACTCCTCGTTCGCTGGCCTCGGGGCCACGATGAGGCAGCGCTCCGGCAGCGTGGAGCACTGGCTGGAGTCCATGAACCGGGCCGAGATCAGCAGGCTAATCGACCGCCTGAAGGAAGACGACTGACACACCCCAACGCCAGCGCCTGCCACTTAGTGAGGAACCATGAGTACTTCCATTGACGACTACGACGACCTGACGCACTTCGTGTGTCGACTCATGCGCCACCCAGGCCTGAGCCAGTTCCGCGAGGTCGAGGTCCGGTGCGAGACCTCGATGACCGGGCACCGCTGGACCGTGTACGGCTCGAAGACGCTGAGGTTCACCTCTGATGTCGGCTACGACGAGGAGGACTACGTGACTGACCGCCTCATCCGCAGTGGCCTGCTGCCGATCGAGCAGTACTGAGGAGAATGGAAGGCGCCCCACCGGTTTGGTGGGGCGCCTTCGTCATGCTCGGATGCTGCTCATTTCATGTCTCCGATTGCGTCTCGCGCTTCGGTGAGCATGCCGATCACCTGCCCGATGGCCTCGGTGGCGTCGGCGGTTGGTAGGCCGGCTGCGAGGCCGCCGATGGCGGCGGCGTGCCCCATCATGGCGGCGGTAAGGCTTCTCTTCACGGCTGCCTTGGCGGCTTCCTCGGCGACAATGGCAAACGCCTGATTGAGCACTTCGGTTGTCATGCGGCTTTGTCCTTTCGTCTTGCTGCGGCGGCGAGGAGGTCGCCGACGTGGTATCGGCCTTCGTGGTCGGTGAGGTGGCCGCGGTGTTTCCAGAGTCGGATGGTGGCCGCCCGTGTGGGGTATCCGGCTTGGGTGAGGAGCCGGGCGCCTTCGTCGGGGGTGACTAGCCAGTCGGCGGCCGCCTCCAGGTGGGACTGGAGGAGCGGCTGGAGTTCCCACTGGGTGTCGCAGGCCGGGCACCTGGCCCACGAGGACCCTGGTGCGGCGTAGATGGGCTGGTCGCACACGCCCTGGTCCCCCAGGTCGGTGAGGCACCGCCCGTAGAACCGGTGGTCCTCGGGGATGTCCACGAGGGCCGTGAGCGCCCGGATGGCGGCCAGGACCTCGGGGATGAGGGCGGCTAGCTCGGGCCGGCCGGGGTGCGCTGACGCGCCCCTGAGCGCGAAGGCGACGCTTCCCCACGTCTGCGGCGTGGTGGCCCCGATCATGTGACCGGCCCACTTCCCCCACTTGAGTAGCGTCCTCTCGTGTGCGCTCGCGGCCTGGACGACGCCCAAGCGGACCGGGGGGCGGCTGCATGGGGTGACGCTGGCCCCGCCGCCTTGGCCGCGCTTCAGCCCTGCCTTAGCGGCGTCCAGGGCGCCCATGAGTGCCACGATGCCTTGGGCGGCCTCGTCGAGCCGCTGGCAGGCCGTCGCGCTCACGTATCGGTCACCCCGTAGCGGCTCCCCCGTCACGGGGCAGGAACGGGCGTCGGCGCTCACGCGAGGAACCCCGCGGCGACGGGGACGCGGATCTCCCCACGCCACTCATCCAGTGGTGCCACCATGCCGTCATTCTGCCCGTCGGCGACCTCACGGCGAATGAGGTCCGGGTTGAGGACGTCGGCGAGGTCAGCGAGCTTCTCCCCGCCGATGGTGACCTGCCCGTCACGGATCGCAAGGATGATCGCCGCCGGGTGCTGGTCAGTCATGGGTGTCCTCCTTCGAGTTGGTGGCCCGCTTGGCGGCGTAGCGGATGGCGTCGGCGATCTGCTGGACGGCCCGCTCCGCCGTCTCAGCGCGCTCGCGGAGGCCCCTGATCTGGATGAGCGCGAGCCACAGGGCGACACTCAGGCACAGGGGCAGGAGGACAGTCGCCGCCCACTGGAGCAGTCCGAGCCAATTCACTTGTCCTCCTCCTCGATGATCTGGGCGGCCCAGGCGAGGGCGTAGGCGGCGATGTCGATGAGGTCATGACGCAGCGAGAAGTTATCGCACAGGGCGGTAGTCACGTCCCCTACGAGGGCGGAGAGGACGATGAAGCTTCCTCGATCGGAAAGCACCTTGGTCCTCTCTCGTGCGGCCTCCAGGGAGGCGTGGCGCGGGTTCTCGAGGTCGGCCCAGTCGACGCAGATGCGGGCGACCACGGCGAGCGGGGCGGCCTTATTGGTCGCGACCGCGATTGAGGCGAGGGCGTCGAAGAGAAGGGAGAGCCGGTTCTCGCTCGAGTCTCCCCCTGAGATCATCGGGCCGCCCACGTCCTTGACCCGGGTGACGGCCCGGTCGAGGGCGCTGGGTTTGTCGGCGGGCAGGTGGGAGAGGATGGTGGTGATGGCGTCAGTGACGCGCTGGGAGTCATCTGGGTCGTACATCCCGAATCCCTTCCACGCCTCTTTGAGCGCCTTCAGGTGGGCGGTGGGGACGGCCGTGACCTCCTCCCAGTCGTCGATGGAGTCGCTTGAGGCTGTGAGATGGAATGAATTGTTGGCGCTTAGGTAGTTTCCATTGGATACGCGAATCGCTATCGCATCCTCCACTATCTCTGCGAGGTCGCGGCCGCGGATGACGCGGATGAGGGGCTTGTCGGGCCAGTTGGTCATGGTTACTCCTGGGGTTATTGGGTTCGGATTGTGACGTCGCCTGTGTCGGTTTCGTGGCCGCATTTTTTGCAGCGGATGACGGCTATTTGCTCCCAGTGGACTCGGGTGACGTGGTGCGGTCGCTCGCTGTTTCCGACTCCGTATAATTCGACTGTCACTTCCGGTTGGAGGTAGTGGTCACCGCACCGGATTCGATGATGGTCTGGGTCGTATACCGCCACGGTCAGCCTCCGATGATTGCGCGCCAGGTGGCGGTGATGATCCACAGGATGACGCTGATGACGGCGAAGCATGCGGTGAGTGCGAGGGTGAGGCCGACAGCTTGGCCGAGCCGCTGCCAGAACGTTGGTTTCATGGGTTCTCCTAGGGTTGAGCGGGATTCTGGTGGGTTGGGGTGGTGGCTGGCCCCGGCCCAGCAGTCGGGGCCAGCCACCAGGTCATTAGAAGGGGGGCTCTCCGGTGGGGGCGCCCCCGGTCCCCCACGGGTCCTGCGCGGCCGTGGGGACGTTCCCCGAACCGAACGCCGCCGGCTGTGCGGGCTGCTGTCCGCCGAAGCCACCCTGGCCGGTGGGGGCCTGCTTCGTCACCTGGGCGCGCTGCCTGCGCAGGTCCGGGCCGATGTGGTCCACCTCGAGCTGGAGGACGCTGCGGTTCTCACCTTCGCGGGTGGTGTAGTCCCGCTGACCTAGGCGACCCTGGGCGATGACCCACATGCCCTTACGCAGGGACTCGGCGACGTTCTCGGCCATGTCACCCCATGCGCTGGCTCGCATCCACATGGTGGTGCCGTCCGTCCACTGGGACGTGCTGCGATCGTAGCGGGAGGGCGTGGACGCGATGGAGAGGCTCGCGACAGGTTTACCCGCGGGGGTGAATCGGAGTTCCGGGTCCTGACCGAGGACACCACATACGGTGATTACGGTTTCATTAGCCAATGGCTTTTCCTTCCTGGGGAGTTGTTCATATTCTCGCGTTTTCGCCCGGTTTTCGCGAATCGGGACACGCCGGGGCTAGATATTCCGCGATCAAATCCGCGTCGAAATCAATCACCCGAATCGGGATGATCTCGTCGTTACCAGCCGCAAACCTCTCCCACGGGGTCACGATTTCTTCTCGGGGGTGTAGACGATGGTGTAGGGGGCGAGGAGCGGGTGAAGCTCGCTGCGCTTGCCCTGGGAGACATCTTTGACCAGCCGCCACCAGCCGCCCTCGTAGCAGAGCCACGGGTATCCGTTACTGTCCAGTGCGACGGTCATGCTGGCGGCCCCACGCGACGCCTCCCCGCCGTCGATCACACGTGGCCGGCCGGCCTCACACTCTTCGAGGAGCGCGTTATAGCGGCCCTCCCAGGCCTCCGCCTCGCGTGCCTTGATCTTCAGGTCGTCGATTTCCTCCTCTAGGATGGCGATGTGGTGGATGAGCGCGTAGATGTCGCCAACCGCACCCTCATAGCCGCGCTTCTCGTATTCGTAGTTCCTCAGCTTGTCGACAATCGTGGCTGGGACGCTCATCTCTCCTCCAATCGCTCGATGCGGTCTTTGTATGCTTCGGCAGTGTCTATGGCTTCCTGAGCGAGGTCGCGCAGGTACCTGACATCATCCAGGTCTGAGTCCTCGATGATTCGCATGAGTTCGTCATCGTCGTAGTCGTCGAGGGCGGCTTGGAGTTGCTGGATAGCGTTCATGCTTTGGTCCCGTTCTGGTAGCGCACCAGCCAGGCGAGGGCGAGGGCGCCTACCTGGGTGACTTCGGCGATGGTGTCGGCCCCGTGGCCGGTGCTGTTGGCGTTGTCGTAGGTGAGGGAGGCGGCGACCTCCCCCACCTCCTCAGCGAGGGCGTAGAAGCGGGTCTCGTCCGTGTGACCGTCACAGTCCAGGGTCATGCCCGGGTGCTTGGTGGCGGCCCGCTCGTACTCGGCGACGAACGCGGCCGCCGGGTCGTAGACGCACATGTTCATGAGTAGCGCGGACGACCACCAGGCGATAGTGCGAAGGAAGCCAGCCATCATGATTTCCCGCTCCTTGGCTGGTTTGTAGGAGTCGGCAACTATGAGAGTGATATTCGAGAGGTCGGCGTGCCAGAACGAGAGGGCAGAGATTGGCAGGACGAGTTGGCTGGATGCGTCAGCCGCGATCTCCTTGGCGGTCTCAGTGAATGGGCAGGTACTCACTGGTGTTCCTTCCGGTAGGTGTGGGTGATGAGGATGAGGGTGATGAGGAGGACAGTCATGCCGCCTACCGCGGGTGGTTGGGGCAGGTGGCCTCCCCGTCTTGGAATCGCCATCCGCGTCGGTCGGCGAGGAGCCTGAGCATCCGCAATTCCATGTAGTCGCAGTCCGGGTCCGTGGGACGGTCCGATAGGTCCATCCGCTCGGGGCAGCCGGGCCAGTCGCAGGATAGGGACGCGTAGGTGAGGCGCACTGGGATGATCTGCAGGCTCATGGCTGCGTCTCCTCGGGGAGGTCGTCGATGACGGCGGCGGGCACCTCGACCGGCTCGGCGGCCTTGGGCTTGCGTTTGCGGGCTACCTTGACGGTGGGCTGGTCGTCTCCGAGGCCGTCGAGTTCGACTTCCTCGGCCGAGTAGGAGAGGCCCATGAGGGCGTCTGCGGCGATCATGCGGCACACCTCGGCGGTGGCTTTGGCCCTGAGCATGGCCTGCGGCTCGCTCGTGTACTTCTTGTTGCTCAGGTACCCGGCTTGGCGGGCGCGCTCGATGGTCCAGGTGGAGGACTGGACCTGTTGGGAGCCTCTGCGACGGCCGGAGACGGTGACGGACGTGTCGGACTGGTCGTCGACCCAGACGTCGTGCCCGGCCTGCTGGACGACAGCCAGCATCGTCCTGGCGTAGAGGGCGGGCTTGCCGGAGATGACGTAGATGGACTCCATGGCGGCGATGGGGTCGAGGCCGAGCGAGGCCCCCTTCATGATCGCTACCCCCGCGTCGGTGGTGTTGCCGCGCAGGTGGGCGGGCGCGAAGCTTGAGGCGCAGAGGACGCGGGCGAGGCTCCCGGCGTCGCTCATGGCGAGCGCCCAGGATCGCAGTTGGGCCTGCGCGCTCCCGGCCTCGACGGCGGCGGGGGCCTGCGGGGCGGGCGCGGCGACGTCGGCGCTCGCGGGCTGGGTGGTGGTGAGGTCAGTCATTTGTGGTCTCCCCAGGAGTCGATAGTGGCGGTCAGGTCGGCGACTGATTTCACGGCCAGGAAGGCGTTCCAGGCG